AGGTCTCGGCACCGTGTGGGCCGCTTATTCCGGTCTCTACAATCCCCTCAAAGTCATATGGGAGATGATACCCTTTTCTTGGCTAGTCGATTGGTTCATGTCATATCGAACCAAACTTCAAGCTAAACTAGGCGATTTATCTCCTCTTAAGGACGCTGAAGTGATTGACTCTGGTCATTCATTTAAAAGTAAGTCCGAGTGGATTGTTGAGCAGACTCGGGATGGTGGCATCTCATGGCTTTTCCTTTCTAAGGTAAAGTATAGTGCCTACATCCGTCATCCAGGCTTGCCTGAAGTTCAGTCAAGTCCCTTCCGCGTACCACTAGAGTGGTACAACGTCTCGATACTGCTATCGATTGTCCGCCAGTGGTGGACCCGTAGGAGATAGACGCCTACGGCCTTACTTGGATATCTAAGCAGGGAGTAACCAAAAGCGTTACTCTACTCGGAAAAACTATGGCCTTTCCAGACCCTCTTCCTCTTAACAATAATGCCGCTGTGGCTAAATCCTTTAACCGCAAAAGTACGGGCATTGGCGTCAGTGAAGCTATCGAATCCGGTTCTACCGTTTCCGATCGCACACTAATGAAAATTGCTCATACTAAAGCTGGTAAAGGCGTCGCCGCCGGCACTACTGTTGATCGTCACTTGCTTCAGTTTCAACGTGCGAAGTTTAACTCCACAGTTGGTGCTGATGAGTTGATGACTATTAACGTTACGCTAACCGTACCGTCGTCGTCTGGACTTACGTCCACCGACACGTATGATCTTTGCGCATACGTTAAGAATTTCCTCTCAACGCAAGCTAATATCGATCGCCTGATCCGCGGTGAATCACAGTAATAGCGCAATGGTGTATTATTACATCATTTCTCTTATAATTGGATTCATCCTCGGTAGTTGGCATGGTTACATGCTAACAAGGTAATTAAAGAGGGTTCTCGGCCAGTCTGGAAGTCCACCATGAAAAATAATGGGAACTTTAAAAGCCAGATTGAGATAATTCTCGGTTTAAGCCGGGAAATGTTGCGTGACCTACGCAACCTCGATCCTAGTGTCTATTCTGAACGACAACTTCTTCTTGATACAATGTATCTTGAAAAACGTTGTAATTCAGAAGGTCTAAAATTTCTAACCACTACTCTTCCGAAACTCGGAAAGTGGTTTGATAATTTCTTAGACCAGGGGGTATTCTCTCCCCGTCCCGACGGCTTCAAGCCGTACGATGGGAAAGGGCAGCCTCGCTTTCTAGGCTCTTTTTGGACTTATGTCCAGGTCGAGGACCCTGCTCCGGAGCTCATTCGAGCTTTACGCACATTCTTGTTCGCATTTTACAAATTGGAGCTTCCTTTTGAAGATGACCAACGAAGATCAACACTTGATAAATTTGTTGAAATCGATGGTAATCTCGAGGATTTCTCAATTTGTTACGAGAATGCTCATGAAATGGATAAAACCTTAATTCATGAGATGCGCCGCGTTTGTCATGAAACTCTTGCTTCATTTTCACCAAATGATAGTGAACAAAGTTTTCATGTTCCAGATTCCTGGAAACCCAAACACGGACCTGGAGCAGTAGCTACTGGTGAACGTGATGAAGACAAATGGAAATTCTCCCATTTGTATGAATCAGTTCACAGATCTTGGCCATACTATGATTACATGTATGGTGTAAGATCTAACGGGCGTGCTTTACAACTCGCTTCTACTGTAAATCAGTATAAGAACATGATCAAGGTGGTCGAGCCTCAGGCTCGTGTATGCCTTGTTCCAAAAGACTCT